TTTACCCAGACACCAAGACATCAACGCAGATTGATACAAGATATATTTCCTGAACAGAGCAGAGCAGAGAGAGAGCAACTGTTAACTGGTGTACATCCAGAATGTTTTGAAGATATGTTTAGAGGAGAAGGAGAATAAATACATACATGTTTAAACAAGGTGGGAGCTTTCTTTGTTTACTTCTACCTTGTACCTCAACAGTAGTTTACAATAGAGAAAATAAGGACTAAGATTAAATAGGAGATTACATAGGAGAACTATGATTTATCAAGTACAAAGTACAAGTGTTTATGGTGGTACTGTGACATGGCAGTACGACAATGAACATGATGCGAAGTGCAAGGTAAGGGAACTCAAAGACTTAGGTGGTATGTTTATCGTTAGGTTAATTGAGATTCCAATAGAACAACAAGTAGTTTAAACAACTATCAATAAGAAGGAGGAAGTATGCCAAATGGCAAAGGGGGATTCTTTACCCCAGAAAATCTAAAGAAGTGGAGTATGGATTTATCTAACGCCTGTGGAGGAGCAGTAGTTATTAAGTCCAAGGTGTTGAGGAAGCCAGAACCAAGAGTTGCAAACATATTACTAGAGGAATTCGTAGTTGCTTATAATGAACAGTTAGTAATTATGAATGAAGAAAGTAAGGAGGAAGAAGAGTAATGGAATTATTTATATGGATACCAATAATGCTAACGACTATAACATTCTTAATTGTTCTAGTGTTGGTACTGGTTGCACACATACTAACTAATAAACCAATGAGGGTTATCAGTTTAAACAATGATGCAATAGATTTTATTGATGAGTTACAAATAGATATTTATGAGGAGGACTATGATATTACAGACAATTAATGATAAAGATATTACTGGTGTAGAGGGCAAGGTATCCTACGCTAATGGTGTTGAGATGGCGTTTCATCACATACCAGAAGGTAAACATGAGGACAGAATAAACGCATTAACACTACAAATAAATACTGCTAGAGAGATTGAAAAGAATCTGTCTCTACAAAGAGCTAGACTATTAGAATATATTGTAGAAGAAAAGAAGCTATCAGTTATACAGTGTGCAAACATTATGAAGGTAAGTAGACAAAGAGTATATAAGATAATTGAATCTAACAAAGACAAACAGGAGGAAGAATAATGGCTAAGTACGACCCAGATAAATATGAAACAGTAGAAGATAGATTAAAAAAATTCTGGAAGGATAACCCAGATGCAAGAATATCTACAGAGATACTACACATAACACAAGATGGAACTTGTGTCACTATTAAAGCAGAGGTGTTTAAACAGGAAGAAGATGCACGACCAGTTGCAACAGGTATAGCACAAGAAACTAAAGGACAAGGTGGATTCGCTAACGCTGATGCATGGATGGAGAACTGTGAAACAAGTGCGATAGGTAGAGCGTTGGCTAACTGGAAGTACCAAGGTAGCAACAAGGCTAGACCAAGCAAAGAAGAGATGTCTAAAGTGGGTGCTCAAAACAAAGTACAAGTTACTAAGGTTGACAATCGTAAGAAAGAAAACAAACCTAGTGATGAGAGCCTGTCTAGTTTAGAAGAAGCTAAGGCAAAGTTTGATGAAGACATTGGAGTTAATAAAGAAGTTACCTCTAGTAACGCAAGTCAAATAGCCAAGCTAATTGCAGGATGGGGATTGCCTAAAGCTACAGAAGATGAAGTAAAGAAGCAATCTTTTAATGAATTTATTGGAGCAGGACACAGTAAAGATGTAGAGAGTTGGGATAACGATACCATTGGAGCGTACTTAGATTTGTTTGAATCTATTGCAAACGAACAACCTATACCTTCTGATGTAAAGATTGTTGAGGATGTATTTGGAGAAGTCAAGGACCTAACTAAAGCCTGTCCTGATTGTGGTGCGACTGAGTGGATAGAGGACAACAGACAGAAGAAGAAAGATGACCCAGCCAAGTATGGGAACATACCAAGCTGGAGTTGTAACAAGTATCCAGCTGGTGGTAAGAATGGTTGTGGATGGACTGGTTGGGGCGACACTGATTGCCCAACAGAATGGCTCTAGAAGATAACAATATATCAATTAATCTGGATAAGTTAAAAGACAAGTTAAAGAAACGCTATCCAGATTATAACTTTGATATACAACCAGAGCCAGATACACGACACAAGTCGCCATTCATTTGTAAAGACAATGATATATTTTATACAGATGCAGAGGGTAATAGATATTGTGGAGCAAGATACAAGCATGTAGAAGATGACAATATATACAAGTGGGAGTACAGAGTTTGTCACGCACTGGTAGAAAAAGCAGACCAAGGTGCAGACCAAGATGAACTCCCATTTTAAAATGGAACAAAGCGATAGACCATATCAAGATAGAGTTAAAGATAAAGTAGGCAAGGAAGCAGAAGATAACTTTGAAATCTATCTAACACAACTAGGGTTAGTCAAACAAAAACAATGGATGAAGACTGGCACTAGCCCATGGGAACATGAGATGCCACTGTTCTGGTTGTACACATTCATAGCAGTTAACCCAGACTACTTAGTGTACATACAAAACGAACTACGATTGTGTGAAGTTAAAGGTACAACTAAGTTAAAGCTAGATGACTACCAAAAGCTATATCAAATGCACGAAAAGACTAGGTTGTTTAAACAAGTAGATGTTGGTATATATTATTACAACAGTTTTTATAAAGGTTTTAAATGGATACCATTTGTTCAAGTACAAGAAATGTGGAACGAAATGAAACACTGGGGAACATATCCTGAAAAAGATTTCCAAGGTAACCCTAAGTTGTTTAAACAACTACCCTTTAATCGTTTATAAAGGGCAATAATTATCCCATCCCTTGTCACTTATAGTGAAAGTCAGGACTCCAGGGTGTGACCACAGTCCAGTTTGTGCAGTAAAGTCTATGCTCTGGTCTATTGATGGTGCTTGAAACCAAGTTCTATCACCTTGTTGTTTCATTCTTAGGTGATGGTAATGAGCAGTTACTAAAATCTCTGCATCTCCTACTGGTAGCCACCCATACATTTGACCTTTCCACCACTTCTCAATCTTAGCTTCTGGGTTGCCACCTCCACCTCCAGTCATGTGACCATGCGTAAAGGCAACTGTCTTACCCTTTACCATTATCGTTTGATGAAAGCCAGTAGGCACATTTACTTCTACCTTTCCATATCTTTCTGGGTTAGCCTTCATAATCTCTTCACATATCTGTAAGTGCATTGTGTCAGAGTTATCTAATCTGTTTGTAGATACTTGTCCTTTACTTGTTCTTGACATCTCACCATGATTACCAGGAACACCTGCCAAGATTAACTTAGGTGCGTGAGGTAGGAAGGTATCAATCGTCTTCATTATCATTGACCTTGCTAATGCGTATTGTTCAATCAGTGACAAAGTAACATTGTGTGGTTGGCTCTCAAAGAAAAAAGGCGTACAGTTTTCTGTGAGGTCACCTAAACCTACCATATAGATTTCATCTATCTGTACTCCAAGTTTACGCAGGTCTTTAATCCTGTTCACACCATCTTGTAACGCTCTGTCGTATCTGTTGATAGTGTTCTCAACTCCATAATCTTTTTTTCCAAGTTGCCAGTCACTCATAAACCACATGAACGCAGTGTCACCTGGGTTAAACTTCTTAGTTATAGGAGGTTTCTTCTTAGCTTGTTTAAACAAGGCTTGAAAATATTTGTCATGTCCTGGCTTTTTCTTTTTGACTATACCTTTAAACGCATAAAAGGTTTCTGTCGCACCACCTTTAAGTTGTACATTCCAACTAGAAGCACGAACACTACCTTCTATCTGGTAATGTTTAGGGTCAAATCCCCATTCTTTAAGTATGGAATCTAGTTTGTTTCTGTAGTGTGGGTCTGTTCCAACATGTGTGATTTCGCCCATGCCAGTCTGTTCATTGACTTCTAATCCTGGTTGCCATCCAGTCTTATAGAAATTATTTCCCCACTCTTCTGGTACTTTAGGCATTCTATCCTCCTTTGCCCTGTTAATCTCAGTATACAGGAGCAGTGTGATAGTTTTTTATTTAGATATTTTTTTCTTTGCGAACTCTTTGATTACTACTAATGCAGAAGAACCACCTGCGATTGCAGCTAATTGTAAAGCGTTAGCATCTACACCTACTAAAGGTGAGATAGTTAAAGCACCTATAAATGCTTCAATAAATGTCCAAACAGTTTTCTCAATCATTGATTTTATATCATCATTCATTGTATTAATTTTCCTAACTTTAATTTTCTTTCTATACTCTCTAGTTTAGTAAAGATGTCATCAAGTTTCATGTAGTCTTTAGGTTTGTTATCTTCACCATCAAGGTTTATCTTTGTATATTCTATGGTGACATCATCACCTTTAAGTATTGCACCAGATACTTTAGGATANAGTTTCTTGTAAGCGTTAGCACTTGAGCCGACCATACCATTAAAGTTTACATCTAAGTCTTGTTGTGAGTCACCAATTATTAAACATCCACTGGTGTGTTCATCTGTGTTACCTTGATGGATCAGGATATATTCAAAGCCTGGTACATCTTGTAGCCACAACATACCTCGGTGAAAGGTAGGATATTTCTTAGTGTAACGAGTATTGAATCCACCAACTGACCTAAGTTTAAGTTTGTATGTACCTTCTGGTATGCAGGTTTCGTGCATTACTTTGACTGCTTGATACTGATCCTCTAGAGTATAACACTCAAACTTACCATCAATAAACAGCATCCCATTAGTTGCATCCTTACCAAATTGTGTCCTTACTACTTGTAATTTCATAC